GCAGTCATTGCTGATCCAGCGTCCATAGTTACATTCTCACCTTTTTGAGCAGTTGCGTCAGAAGGTAGCTTTGGCAAACGTACTGTTCCGGACACTCCAGTAATACGATTAGCACCTGCCTGCTCAATTTGAGACTCAGGGACAAGACCTGCCAACACTGACTGCTCTTGAGTACCTGTTGTGGTAGTGTAAACAGAAGTAGCACGATGCGTCAAACCCATTGGGATCTGGATGTGACCCGTTGGCGTAATGCCTGCCTCGCGATACTCTTTTTGAGCCTCTTGAGCCATCTCAGCCTCACGACCCGTTAGCTTATTTCCGTTACGGAATTGGCTAATGGCATCTTGCAAGCTATACTGCTTGGCGTGGCTTTCCATCTCAGCCTCTTGGGACTTTGATGCTGCTCCTGCTACCGATCGCAACATGATCTCTTCAGTCTTCTCTGATTGAGCGATCTTGTCGTCCAAGGAGTAGATAGAAGTGTTCAGTTCCGCTTGGCGAGACTCTTCAGTTTCAGTGAAATCGCGGCTTTCACTTTTTGCCGTTTCGACGAGAGCCTCCAGTTCTGCGACATGAGAGGCCCGCTCTTCCTTAAATTTCAATGAGTTTTTCATTGGTTTAAATTATGATGATGAATAGAAAGAAGTGCCTCCGCGATGTTCCTTTTCGGGGTCAACGTAGGCGGGGTATTTTGTTCAGGGACATCGACCTGCTCTTCCATGGCGCTGATAGCGTCACGAAGGGCAACCGAGGTTTGAGGGTAAGCTGGTGTTAATACGGGTGAAATATCTGCAAGACGAGACACTTTATGGATTTTGCGCAAGTAGCCTCCGTCACTCTTGCGCTCATATTCGTCCTCACGGACTACAAAGCCAAAACTACTACCGCTAACATCACCACGTTTGATGGATTCTGCTAGATCACGAGCATATGTTTGGTTACCTAATGAGAAGCTGTAGCGAAGACCTACCTCATCAACCTCTAACTTCAATGTGCCTTCTCCATTACGGCTGCGAGCCAATGGCATATTTTGGTCATGGTTGAACAAAGCAACGACATCATCGTTTAAGCGATCCTCAAATGCACCTGGCATGACGACTTCTTCGACATTACCCAATTGTGTGCTTTGATTAAATACGGCAGCGTATCCCTCTACACGCTTCTCCTCGTCGTCACCGTACATACGAATCTCATTGTCAAGATTGCGTACTTCTAAGTCGTCTTTTTTAATATCACTCATTGTCTTCGCGATTAATTACACCTGAACACCAGCTCTTCATACTGCTTCCTCCCCACGCGGCATACATAATGCTGCCGCAAATATCTTTGCCCTTGTCGTCAGTAAATTTACCTTGATTGTAAACTGCTGCGCGACTAAGGAAACTAAAAGTTCTTTTGACCGTGTTTAATGAAAGCGCCTCACCACTTGATAACTGGTTTGCGCGATTCCAACCCACACCCGTTCCGCAACTTGTTCCGTTTTTCTCGCGATGGCGTAATGCCCGACGAGCAGCGCGTCTCGCGCTCTGTGGGTAGTTACTGTACGTTGCCATCGTCGTTGGTAATAGAGTTTGCGTAAGCCTGCATTGATGTTAAAGGCAATTGATTCACTTGAACCAGGCTTTGATCGCCCCCTTCAATTGAATTTCTGCCTTCTAATCCGCGAACCTCGTTTATTGTAAGGCAGCCGTCACCCAACAAAGTGTGATAATAGGCTGACCGAGATGCCATATCTCCACGCATTAAGGACATCATGTCAAACTTGAACTGATGCTTCTTCTTTTCAGCAGGTAAAAGTAGCTTGCGATTCATCTCTTGTTCAATAGAAACCAACCAAGGATGTAGTGTGTGTTTGGCAAAGAAAAGGTCTTGCTGCTCTACGTTGCTGTACTTTTGATCACCCACTTGTACCATACTTGTTGGCACGTTGTAGATGCGGCAAATCTCCTCGGTTTGATACTTGCGTACTCCTAAGAACTGACTCTGATCTGGAGGAATGCCAACTCGCTCGTATTTTAGTCCGGCTTCCAAGATGGCTGTAGCGTGACTGCTATTCATGCCGTGGTATTTGGTCTGCCAAGTGCTGCTCAGTCTGCGGTATTGATCTTCGCTCAATTGCTTGTCCGTCATCAGGACACCACTCATGTTACCTCCGCTACCAAAGAAGCTTGCGCCATATTGTTGGGCTGCGTAACCTAAACCAATATTTTCAATATGCTCTTGTATTGGGCTGATCCCGCGAAACGCCTCTATACAAAGCACGTCTTCATTGTACAATGGCTCGTCGGTCTCAGCATAAACATATACGCGTCTGCCCTGCACGTCCATCGACTTAATGCTGTTTGGGCTTGTTAGTAGCAATCTCTTTGGACGACCATTTTGGTCGCGCTCTATTATTGCATAGCCATGCCCATGCATCAGTGCATCACTAACGATGAATTGCCAAAACTGAAATGCTGTATAGTAAGCGTTTGGCTCGCTATCGCATAGAAGGTAAGCTGGATGATCGGTCACCTCGGTCTTAACACCTGACTCGTTGCGATAAAGGTGCAAATCAAGACTTGCAATAGTGCTTGATATCTTGTTTATGCAGGCATATACTGCGCTGACAGCCAAAGCGCTGTCCTTTGTCATTGCCACACCAGATTGTGTCGGTGTCCAAGGATACTGAAATGCAGGATCAAAATTGCGCTCCTCGCTCTTTTGTGGCGATACAGCGTCTCTAAGCCTGCCCAATAAACTCTTGTTTTCAGCCATAAAGGCAATATTAGATCATTTCCTGATCTTTATATGCTACGATGTTCGATTTCTTCTCAATATTCTACGAAGAATCGTGTGGAAAGATTGGTAGCAGCTATATCGGTTTCTGCCAAACAAGTCATAAAAGTCTTCTTCAACTGACCAATATGCTTCTACGTTTTTTTTGTGCGATGCTAAACGGCTTTGATACTCGTCAACAAAGCCCTCAGCGCTACTGAGTTTTTTTGCCAACCTTAGCTTCTCTTCACAAGTCATAAAAACCGCATTGTGTAATCTTCTGGAAATGACTCCTCTTGCTCTTCCGTCATAGCTTCTCCGATAGCGCAAATTAAGGCAGTAATGCCATCAATTTTATCTTGAGACTTACTTTTATCTGGTTTGCAATTCATTGCCGCATCGTAAGTTACCTCTAAATTACCTGCCATCCACCGTAAGGTAGGGTCTCCCTCGTGATTTAGCTTGTTTTCTAACAGCAACCGATAGGTTTCTTTCATCGGTGGTGACATACTGATGTAGCCTTGACCCATCGGAGACATCTCTACACTATCGTGTGTGAGGTTAATGATCAACTGACTACTATTGTATCGGTCAAAAGCTATACTCCTTAAATTGTACGTCTTCATTATGCAGTCCTCGTCCCACTTAACCATTCCGTCTTCAACGTAGTATCCACTGATGCATCTGCGTATGTAATCGTAGTCAGTGACGTTCCCAGGTGTCACAGTCACCTCATCTGCATGACGCAAATCCATGTAAATAGTGCTTTCGTCCTTAAAAAGCCTTCGTTCTATGGCTTCTTCAGGTAGCCAATAGAATCTTTTTGTGTCATAGCCGCCATCGCTACGTGGGAAAACAAGAACTAACGAGCAGAAATCGCTAACCGATGCCAGATCTAAACCTCCATAACATGGTGTTTCAGCATCAATATTTGGTGTTCCCAGATCATTTTTCTGCCATATCTCGTCGCTAATCCAGCTTTCGCTACTACGCACCCATATATTGCAGTGCTTTGTCTTAAAGTTGACCTCCTCCGCACCACCATAGTTCTTGGCTTGCTGACACTGCTGCTGCAAATACTCAGCCGTTATGCTGTGACCTAAGCTGGGGTTAGCTTTGATCCAAACATCAGGGTCTTGCCAATTATCGTCTTCGTCCAGCTCGTAAATCATACTAAACAAGCTGTCGTCGCTCTTCTTTGAGTCTAACACCTCCTTACAGGTCTGACTAAGCTTGTAGCATGGGCCATCTACATTAAATCCGGCAGTGGTAATCGTAAACATGAGTGGTTGTGTGCGACTACCCATGCTCGATTTCAAGACGTTGTATACGTCAGAAGTAGGGTGTGCGTGGTATTCGTCCACTACAGCAAGGTGCGCATTCAAACCATCAAGGCTATTCTTGTCGCTACTCAGCGGTTCAGCCTTACTATTGGTTTTGTGGACGTGCATATTGGCGCGATGAACCCCAATGCGTTTGCTTAGTGATGGGCTACTCTTGACCATACGCGCTGCCTCGTCAAAGCAAATCCTGGCTTGATCGCGTTTGGTAGCTGCAAAGTAGACTTCGCTTCCCTGCTCCTGATCAAAGTCTAACATAGCCAACGCAATGCCACTAAGCATAGTAGACTTTCCGTTTTTTCTACCGACCTGTATGTATGCGGTTCTGTATCTGCGGTTGCCTGTTTCAATACTCTTCCACCCAAACAAATTAGCGACTACAAATTGTTGCCAGGGCAGCAACTCAAAACTCTTACCCGCAAACACACCCTTACTGTGCTTTAGGAATTTTTGAAAGAAGTCAATGTATCTCTGCGCCTCTTCGTGATCAAACCAATAGTTTTCGTTCCCGCCTATGTCGTCCGCAAATCTCTGACAAGCAGATTCGACTTGACGGCACGAAACGATATCATGATTTAAAACGTCTTCCGCATATTTGACATATGGTATATTCATGCTTTCCCGTGTGCTTGTCGTCCTGATACTCGTGCGTGACACTTTTTACATAGACCTCTGATGGTATCGATGTCGTAGAAGTGGTCGTCCTGACCATCCCGCATTCGTACGGGGATGACGTGGTCGGCAACGGAGGTCTCTGTGATGCGTCCAAGTTGCAAGCACAACACGCAGGCAGGGTCTCGTTGTATGACCAGCCTCCTTGTTCGCTGCCATTGTTGTGTGTGGTATCGCGGATCTGGATCATGTCTTCGTCCGCCTTGTGGCTTACGAGATTTCTTAGCAACCTTCCAAGGTCTTTTCTTTTCACGTTTCGGTATGTTAGGCATTCTTGTACGTCTCGTACTCGTCTTCTTCTTGATCTAACAACATACCTGCAATCTTCTCTCGATCCACAGGACTAAGCCCCCACTTTGACATAAGTGATTGGAAGCTGGCTTGAGCCTTGGTGAAAGCAGTATACATCCCGCTAACATTGCTCGTTCCATTGTCAAAGACCTGGACTACATCATGTGGCCCTTTTAAGTTGTCAGCGCACCACTTCATGATCGCGATGTTCTTGGCAAGTAGAGACAAACCGATGGAGTCTACTTTGTGTAGCAAGCCATAAGTGTCTAAGTGGTTCACCAAGTCGTTGTAGAACTTCCTCTCTTCAACACTTAACTCAAACACAGGTTCAGGTTTCTCTAAAAGTTCGGTTTTCATCGGAACTACCCGTCTATTGGGGCGTTCAGAGCCTTGTAACGTCTTTAGTGCGATCGTTTTTCGGTTGCTACTCATGTTTCCAAATCTACAACATCGAACCCCCCCTTGCCAAAAAGTGGTCTTATTTATAGGAAGCCCCA